CCACAGACGTGAACCAGTTTGATGCAGGAGAAATGAAGGGCGACCTGGGTCGTAAACCCAAAGCTCTCACTGCCTTGGTGCGTAACTGTGTGAACATGTTTGGTAGTTACAATGTAGGCTTGGTTTGTACCAACCACACATATGCAAGTCAGGACATGTTTGATCCCGACGACAAGATCTCCGGTGGTCAGGGTTTCATTTACGCCAGCTCAATTGTGGTGGCCATGAAGAAGCTCAAACTCAAAGAGGACGAGGACGGCAACAAGATCTCAGAAGTCATGGGTATCCGTAGTGCCTGTAAGGTCATGAAAACTCGTTATGCCAAACCCTTTGAAGGTGTGCAGGTCAAGATTCCCTATGAGACAGGTATGAACCCTTACTCGGGCCTAACAGACTTGGCTGAGAAAAAAGGCTTTCTCAAGAAGGACGGCAATCGTCTTGCTTACACTACCTTGGATGGAGAAATTATCAAATTCTTCCGCAAAGGCTGGGAATCAAACGAAAACGGTTGTCTGGATGTTGTGATGGCTGAATTTGGAAAACGCAAGGAAGAGGTAACTACAGTTGAGGAGGACGCAGAATGATGGAACAAGTGGTAAGTGATATCTGGGGCGAATTAAAACGATATATCAACACTGTTGACCGTACTGAGGCAGCTGAAACAGTGGTACAGTTACTGATGGACAATGACTGTGACGCAGAACAGATCAAAGAAGCGTTTAAAGGTGATCGTGATATTAAAACTGCTTTGACAAATTATCTAGACAACGACAACGACTATGCTGAAGACGAAGAGTCAGAAGAAGATTATAACGAAGACGAATGGGATGAGTAATGTGGTATAGTCGCGTAGTTGCTAGGTTGGATGCTATCCCTGACTTTATAGCCCACTATGAACGCGAACTAGAAGAAGCCAAGCGCCAATGTAGTATTGGTGGCTTGGTTGAACACAATATTAAAGAATTACCTGGAGTCACTGAACATAGATTCAATCAACTACAAGAGATTGAAGCAGTGCTTCAATATTTGAATATACAGTTACGCAAAATCCGACGAAAACATTTTCAAAAATACCTAGAATCTTATGCTAGAGCACTGACCAGCAGAGATGCTGAAAAATATGTAGACGGCGAAGATGAGGTCATTGATTTTGAAACTATAATTAATGAAGTAGCTTTACTGCGCAATCGTTGGTTAGGTATCATGAAAAGTTTAGAAAGTAAAAACTTCATGCTTGGTCACATTGTTAGACTAAGATCAGCTGGCATGGAAGATATTTCTGTCTAAGAGTTTTTTCTGGGGCATGCCAGCGGCAAGTTCGCTGATAGACCACTCAGTGTGCGCTATGTCACAAATCCATTGATTGCGATCTGGCCGATTTGGATTTTCAATCTGAGTTAGGTCAAGATTGCCCACCGGAGCTGCCAAGCTTGACTGGTCCACAAAAGCAGGCACTCCGTTTATTATAGCTTGACTGCCTGGCCCGCTGTTGAAATTGACCACAGCCCAGGCTTTGCCAATGGCATTGTCAAAGTCATAGCTATCATATGTACCTGCCAATCGTCGTGGTCGTTGTTGTTGAACCTTTTCACAACTGGGTACAGGAAATCGTGGATGAGGACGAAACAACAATGGACGGTCAGAGTATTGCTGAATTGCAGACAGCTTTGACTGATACCATTGCGTGGGGTCAGTGGATCCCCATTGTCCACTGTCGCCTCTTTGTCCCATTACCACAATTTCTTGGCCTCGAGTACGCCAAGGTTTGACCACAAGCCCTAATTTTCTGGGTCGATCGAGGTCATAACTAGGGACCCACACAGCATTGGCTGTGGTTCCGTTTACGCCCAGTTTCCAGGTGCGATCTCGGTGAATCATACCAACCTCTAACACAAACACTGGCAGTTGGCGCTGAATATACGATTGATAAATTTCAAAATTTTTTGCCATACGGCCAGACCATACCATGCTCCATATCACAGCAGCATCGCAGTCTAGACTGTTTTCCACAGTGGTAATACCAAGAGTTTGACATCCAGTGAGAAATGCCTGTAACACTGGCTGACCATTGAGAGCAACTTGTTTTGTAAAATAGGCCAATCGCATGGGTTAAATATTTAACTATGCTACTACCACCCATTCAAGGAAAATTCAAACAAGATAAGTTTTTTATCTATGTAGCTGCTGACTCTGTTTATTTTGATCGGTTTGGTACAGCACTGATCAACAGTGTGATGCGCAACACTGACTTTGGAGTTCATGTTCATCTTTACAATCCATCACAATCTCAAATAAAGTTTGTACAAAAAAATCCACGTACCAGCGCCACGTGGGAAATTGTTGCCCCCAACCAATTTGATTCCGCTATAGAATTTTGGAGTCAATCTTCTTTGCCTGAGCCTTATGCTGGACGTAGAAACAAGATGTTAGGGCTCAAGCAATTTTCAGACAGTGCGGATTTGGCAAATTGGATTCGCAAAACTTACTATGCTTGCATGCGATTTGTTCGTCTGGCTGAATTTGTGACCACACCAACATCTTTTTTAGAAATAGACATTGACGGTATAGTGCGAAAACCATTTGTCACTGTGTTCAATGACGGCAAAGATTTTCATCTCTATCAAAAAGAAAAAGGTGGACACTTGGCTGGTAGCATCTTGTTCAATCAAAGTTCCAACAGTTTGATGTTTATACAGCAGTTGGCCGCTGCTATCAAACGTGAAATTGAAGCAGACAATATCTATTGGTTCCTGGACCAGCACTGTTTGGACAGACTCATACCTGGATTCAATCGCGGACTATTACCAATCAGCTATGTAGACTGGCACATGCGCCCAGACAGTGCCATATGGTCAGCCAAAGGCAAACGCAAAGAATTAGAAATATTTAAAAAAGAACTTGGTCGATATCTATGATTTATATCAAGAACTGGATTGATCAAGAATGGTTCACTGATATCTATCAGCAACACAAACGAGAAAACTTTGAGATACTTGATCAATATTTAGATACACCGCCATTGGCCATATTAGACATAGGCTGCGGACTGGCCTGGGAAAGTAGATTGTTCAATCAAAAATATGGCAGCACTCTTTGGTTAATTGATGGCGACAGTGAATCACAGACACTGACCAGTCACAGCAGTCAAGCCAGATACCACAGCCAGGCAGATACATTTATGTACTACTACCCGTTGGACCATCTCAAAGGTGAGCTTGACAAATTGAACACAAAAAACTACCGTTTATACGGTGCCGACAACTTTGATGTGCCTGAACATGTAAAGTTTGACTTGATAACCAGTTGGGTCAGCTGTGGATTTCATTATCCTGTTAGCACTTATAGAGAATTGATACTGAAACACTCTAACCAGCACACCAAAGTTGTCATGGATTTGAGAAACACAGTGCCATTGGAGTCAGGTGTCACAGTGGTCAACGCTGTGAACCAGCGAAAAAAATACACAACATGCGAGATAAAAATATCATGATCAGCGTGGTTATGGCCTATTACAACAGGCGTAGACAGTTGGATTACACTTTGAAAACCATTGCGGCCAGCAAACAGTATGCCAACACAGAAATTGTGATCGTAGATGATTTCAGCAGTGCTGAACACAGGCTTGACAATCTCTGTCATCAGTGGCCGCAATTGAAAATCACTGTGATTGAAATGCGTGGCTTGGTAGATAAAAAAAACTACTGTAATCCTTGCGTGCCATACAACGTGGGTTTTAGAGCCAGCCAAGGCAATCACATTGTGATACAGAATCCTGAATGCTGTCATGTGGGTGATATTTTGAATTACGTGGCCAACAATTTGTCTGACAGCAACTATCTCAGTTTTCATACCTATGGCTGTACCAAAGAAGATTTGACAGATCTTTATGCCAAAGGATCTATCACTATGTTCAGTCACAGCAAAAAAGCAAGATGGTACAATCACCAAACTGAACGACCTTCAGCATTTCATTTTTGTAATGCTATTACCAGGCACAATTTGATCAAGCTAAACGGATTTGATGAATCATACAGTCAAGGACACAACTACGATGATGCTGAGTTGGTGGCTCGAGTCAAAGCATTGGGAGTATCCATACAGTTTGTGGCCAATCCTTGGAGTATCCATCAATATCATCCCAAAAGCTATGGGCATCCTGACAACCCTGCGCCATCTGTGGATAATCGAGCGCTGTACCAACAACTGCTGGAGCATCCTATGGTCACAGCACCAAATACCAAAGTTATAGAATGAAAGTCAAAGTCAAACAAGGTCGCAGAGCCAGTCGCAATGATCAATTGCTGACATGGATTGAACAACAGATTGATCCAGATTCAACAGTGTTGGATCTAGGATGTGGACCCAAACTTTATAGCACGCCGTTGAAACAAACTGGTTCCACGGTGGTCACTGTGGATGCGTGGGACTGGGTAGAGCCAGACATCGTAGCTGACTTAGAAATAGTGGCGTTGAATAGCATTTCAGGGCCAGTGGATTACATCTTGATGATAGATTTCATTGAGCACTTGACTCGTGAATCTGGACTGCGATTGCTGGGTGAATGTGAACAACTGGTTTGCAAAAAAATATTTTTGTTGACTCCCATGGAGCCGTTGTGGACTGACAACACAGAAAACGTCAATGATCCCAGGCTTTGGAGCTATGGTAATCAATGGGACGTTCATCGCAGCCTTTGGAGGCCAGAAGATTTTGAACACTGGACCCGAGTAGAATTGTCCAGTTTGAAAGATTATTGGGTAGGATATTATGCGGCGTAAAGTTTTGACCATTCTGGGTACCAGGCCCGAAATCATTCGCCTCAGTGCTGTGTTGCCCAAGTTGGACCAGCGGTGTGAGCATTGGGTTTTACACACAGGACAGAATTACGATCCAAACTTACATGACATATTTTTTCAGCAGCTGGGTCTGCGGCCGCCTGACCAACAACTGACCAGTCGGGGAAGTTTGGCGCAGCAGCTGGCAGAAACTTTTGTTGGTGTCGAACAGTGTTTGATGTCTGTCAAACCAGATGCTGTGTTGGTATTGGGAGATACCAATTCTGCGCTGGCAGCCATTGTGTGTGAGCGTCACGGTGTGCCAGTGTATCACATGGAAGCTGGCAATAGATGCTACGATAAGTCTGTGCCCGAAGAAGTCAATCGCAAATTGATTGATTCAGTCAGCAGCTTAAACTTACCATACACCGAACTCAGTCGACAAAATTTGTTGCGTGAAGGTGTGGCCAATGATCGTATTGTGGTTGTTGGCAACCCCATTGGTGAAGTCATAGCACAGCAACAACACAGAATCGAAGCCAGTGACATTTTACAAAAATTGAATCTGATTCCAAACAGTTATGTGGTTGCCACTTGTCACAGAGCTGAAAATGTCGACAATCCGCAAAGGTTGAACAGTATTGTACAGGCTCTTGAACAAATCTCAAAAACTCTGCCAGTGATTTTCAGTTGTCACCCCAAGACCAAGCAACGTTTGAGCAACATTGAATTTGACAGCAGCAGGATCACTGTACTGGAGCCTCAGGGATTTCATGATTGGGTCAAACTGGAGCAGCAAGCCAAGTTGGCCATCACTGATTCAGGCACAGTTCAAGAAGAAATGTGTCTGTTCAAAAAACCAACACTAACTATAAGACACAGCACAGAACGACCAGAAACAGTTTGGTGCGGCAGTAATATTGTGACAGGGCTAGACACTGCGGCAATTTTACAGGCGTTTGACACAGCACTGGTCATGCCCACTGATTGGAACTTGCCAGAAGGCTATGCTGTGAGCAATACCAGTTCCAGAGTAATCAATGTTTTGATGGGAAATCATGTTTGATAATCAACGAATTTTTGTCAGTGGTGCCACTGGCAGTTGGGGACAGACGTTGGTCAAACAGTTGTTGGCCAAATATAACCCCAAAGAAATTGTGTGTTTTAGCCGCGGAGAACTTCAGCAAGTATTGATGCAACGGCAGTTCAATGACTCAAGACTGCGATTTGTCATTGGCGATGTGCGTGATATTGACAGTGTTTCAATGGCCATGCGAGCAGTGGACACAGTGTTTCATTTGGCAGCACTGAAACATGTGCCCATCTGTGAAGATCATCCGCAAGAAGCTATCAAAACCAATATCACAGGCACTGTGAATATCATCAATGCTGCGCTGGCCAATCAAGTTAAAAAAGTCATTGATGTCAGCACTGACAAAGCAGTAGAACCAGTGAACACCTATGGTATGACCAAATCCGTGGGAGAAAAATTGATAATTCAGGCCAACAATCTTGGCTCAACCAAATTTGTTTGTGTCAGAGGCGGCAATGTCATGGGATCCAATGGCAGTGTTATCCCTTATTTTATTCAACAAATCAAAGCAGGAGGTCCAGTGACCATCACTGACCAGCGCATGACACGTTTCTTTCTCACTCTGGAAGAAGCCATTGAACTGCTGTTCAAAGCTGCCACAGTGAGTCTGGGCGGCGAAACTTTTGTGATGCGTATGCCCAGTTGTTATATTCGTGAAATAGCTGCCACACTGATGAGCTACTATGGATCAGTTAACCTCAAATCAATTGGTGCCAAGCCTGGTGAGAAATTGGATGAAATTTTGATAGGCCGCAACGAAAGTGAAATGGCATACTGCTATGACGATACGTACTATGTGATTTTGCCCAGCAGTGCGCCGCAGCAAGTAAAATCACACTACTGTCATTTACCTCAACTGCCCTGGTCAGAATACAGCAGTCGCAGTTCAATGATGAACACAGCGGAAATTGACAAAATGTTAAAAAAAGGTGGATTCGTATGAAAGCATTGGTTTTAGGCAGCACCGGCATGGCTGGACACATGGTTGCCAGATATTTGAGTGATCACGGTCACGACGTGATCACTGTGGCTAGGCAACAAGCCGACATTGGCTTGAACATAGAAAACTTCAATCAAGTCAAAAAGTTCTTTGACAGTTCGCAATCTCACTGTGACTTCATGATCAATTGTGTGGGCTTGCTGGTCAAAGAAAGTGCGGACTGTCCAGACCGAGCCACATGGGTCAACGGATGGTTTCCGCAATATGCTGCCACTAGATTACAAGACAGAGATACCAGACTGGTTCATCTCAGCACTGATTGTGTGTTTGATGGTGCCGAACAAGGCAACTATGAAGAACATCATGTACCAACTGAAAGCAACATGTATGGTCGCAGCAAAGCCATGGGCGAAGTGCGCAACAACAAGGACATTACTTTTAGAATGAGCATCATTGGACCCGAACTGAAACGACACACAGGTTTGTTGGACTGGTTTGTGAAAAATTCAGAATCGCAATTGCCCGGATGGACCAATGCTTATTGGAATGGCATCACGACGCTGGAGTTGGCTCGCTGTATCAACGTATACATGAATGCGCCCAATATCAGCGGGCTGTATCACTTGGTCAACAACAGCAACAGAATCAGCAAACATGATCTGCTGTGGAAGATCAACACAGCTTATAAATTGGGAAAAACTGTGAAAAAAGTCAAAGCACCCAAGGCCGTGGACAAAGTGTTGATTGACACTCGTCAAGAAATTGATTTTGGAATACCCAATTACGATCGTATGTTACAGCAATTGGCTGATTTCAAGATCTAACATAATTGCGCATGTGGCTCCAGCAGCGGCCTGATTTGAGATCTTCAAAACTCCAGTGACACTGTGCCAACTTTTGTATCCAAAAGTCTCGATCAGGCATCACTGGATTTTCCAGCTGCGAAAAGTTGGTGTTGGCAACATCTCCGGCCTGACAGTACCCTGGATCATCAGTGATAAAAGCAGGCACACCTTCTATCATTGCCACACTGCTGGGCGTTGAGTTGTGACATACCAGTGCCCAACAGTCTTGGAGATCTTCAAGAATATGTCTTTCCTGCGGACTCACAGTGATTTTTTTTAAGCTTCTTATTTCTTTGGCAAATTGCGGATAGTTTTTCCAATCGCCAGGGTGCCACCGCACTCGCAATGGTCTATCACTGTGAGCTCTGATTTTTTTGATAGTGGTTTTTAACCAGGACACAAGATTTTGACCTCGCATGCTCCATCCCATTGGACGCTGTAAAGTAATCAATATGTGACTGCCTGTGTTGCGCCAAGGCTTGAGATCAATGTTATAGTGCTGGCGAATGTTGTTCCAATTGTCTGGACCAGGTTGATCGTTACAGTAGATACCAGTGGCAGGAAACACACCATTGAAACTGTATCGCAAATACTTGTGTGGATTGGCACGATCCAAGTATATGAACACATTGCTGTCTATACTGAGCCAGTAACGACCTGCTGCGATCTGCTGATCCATCACTGCTTTTCTAACATTGTAGTGTCTTAGACCAACTTTGCCTGGATTGGCATTGAAAGCATTGCCAATGATAACGCCAACATCACACGGTTCGTAACCGTTTTCAGTGACAATTGCGCGATCTCCTACGTGATTGACACCCTCAGCAAAATATTTCAACGCTGAACTTTTTTCGTCACCATTGATCCATTTTGGCAAACTGCCTAGAAAACAATTAACAGTTAATGTACTCACGTTGGCGATTTTCCTGTACTAATGCCCAGGCGCGACCAGTGATGATCTCGTCTAAGCTGAACTGGCCATAGGCTATGCTACACAACCACGCCATTACCAAGTCTGTGTCTGGTCTATAAGGAGTTTCAATCTTGGTCAAATCATTGGATGCCACTGGTTCGGCCGCAGTGGGTGCCAACGCAAATGCTGGTATTCCTGCAGCCACTGCTTCCACAGCAGCAATGGAGTTGTAGCACACCACAGCATGAATATCTTGTTGAAACGCATCATAGATGGTGTCATTGGTACGTTCTTGACGACCGGCTTTGTCTCTCACAATGATTGGTCTATCAGTATGCTGTCTTATGGTGGCTATGGTTGAATCAATCCAGGCCTGACGATCTTGGCCGTAAAATTTAAATGGTTTTTCAGTGTTCAACACCAGCAGTATGTTTTTACCTGGGTGACGCCAGCCACGATATCGCAAATAAGGAACGACGTTCCAGAGTTTTTCCAATCTATCAGCTGGCACATTCCAAATTTTTCTATGTTGCATATCATTGCGTACTATGCGATGGTAAATTTTTCGGCCTGTGCGATTGTTGGCACTGGGGTAATTGCCCAAGTATCCAGTTTCAATAAAATAAAAATCTCTTTGATTTGTTTGACACCACTGTATGACTTTGCCTTTGCTGATGCCTCTGATCAGTACTGAATTTGTGAGCTGATCTCGTTGTTCAAACCAGTCATCGTAGGTCATAAACGTACTTTGTGGCCAAGCTGCCATGATCATTGCTGAATAATCACTGAATTTGATAAGACGAAACAGCCGTTCTTCTTTTTCTGTGATCAGCGGAGCCAGACGTTTGTCTCTTATTTTTTCAACTTTGTCATCGATGCCAGTGATTTGACCTCGGAGTTTTTCCAGCTCAGACATTATCAACAACGCATCGCTGACATTGTGTTTAAGCGCACTGACCAACGACTGATGTTGTAGTCGGTATTCATCCATGGGCCAACGTTCGACCAATGCCAGTGGTAGTTCAATCATGGTAAATTCTGTTGACAGTATTCAGTGTAAATTCTTTCACGATGCCATTCATCATTTTGTGGAGTGTTGGCATATTCGTGAAAGCATGGAGTTCCTAGAGTGTAGTGAAGCAGTTTGGCATTGGGATTTGGGCCATATTCGTCAGGCAACCAGTTCCATTCAGGAGGCAGTTCCTGGATCCTAGCATCTTCTAACCATGTGAATCTATGGAGAAATGCCCCAGTGCTGGCCATGACAAATTCAGGAGTTAATTTTCGATTGGGAAAACTGGCACAGTTCCACACAATCACCGAACTCCAATTTTTTCTCGGGTAGTTTTCGTTTTTGGCACCCATGTATTTTTCAGTCTGTTTGGTTTGATAGTCATGCTTGACCACTGCCACATCTTTGTCAAGACCAAGACTGTTGTACAGTTCAATGATGTCTCCACGCACTATCATGTCGCCGTCAATGAAGATAGCTCTGCCTTTCCAGCCCATTAACCAAGGCACTAAAAATCTAGTGTAGATAAAATGGTTGCTGCCATCTGTGTGTGTTTCTTGATAGTCTGAAAACAAATTCAGTGCCACTGGCACGATGGCCACTGGAGCAGAAGCATTGCGTATGATGCTGTTACAGCACACATGATAGGCTATGGCTTCTCTGGGATCGTAACCTACAAATACAGGAATGGGTTTCATCTGCGTTGAATATCATCTTCAACACAGTTTTCACCGTATTGAATTTCTATCAGTTTCAAAGGTTGATCAGTTTCATTACACAGCATGTGCCATTGCGATTGAGCAATAAAAATATGTTGATGTTGAGTGTATGTTCCCACAAGGTCATGATCACTGCTGTTGTTGAGAGTGTACACAGCAGCTTCGCCTTCGGCCACAAACCAAAATTCTGCTCGTTTTTGATGTTGCTGCATGCTCAAACAAGTTTTGGGATTCACAGTGAGCTCTTTGAGTTTGGTGTTAGCTCCCACTTGGTGTACCACGCGATAGTATCCCCAGCTGCGATCAGTTCTAGGTGCTCGCCATTGATCCAGTATCCAACTGCTGCTGTTGGCTTTGTCTGTGCCGCCCACTGCAAACATAAATGAAACTTGATCATCCTTGATGGACATTTCTGGCACATTGTTGTGATCGCGATCGCCACCATTGGCAAACACAATTTCTGCGTCGGGCCACATACGACGACATTCTTTTATGGCGTTGATGCTGGTGTTGTCAGAATCGTCAAATTCAATCACATAGTCCACTGATCGCAAGTTGCTGATAATGCCGGCTCGCTCCTGCCATGACATAAATGGTTGTCCTTTTTTGCGAGTAAGCCACGCATCAGAATTCAATCCCACTGCCAATTTGTTGCCAAGACTGCGAGCAGAGTTAAAATAGTTCATGTGACCCGAGTGAAGCGGGTCAAAACCACCAGTTACAAGTACGATTTTCATAGCGATATTTATAGAACTGCCTTTTGCTGGCTAATTAAAAACATGGACAGGCAAAACCGTGAATGGCGACAGCAACGCAAAGAAGAATTGAGAGCACTCAAAGCTCAAACACAACCAAAAATTTCAACTGAAAAAGCCAAGCCTGTTGATGTAGTAGATTGTGCCTGTGTGATTCACGGAGATGCGTACAGTTGGACCTATGTAGAAAAATTGTATAACATGATAGGTCGTAATTTGAATCGGCCTTTTAGATTTCACGTGTACACTGAGAGCAAAAGAACTGTGCCTGCGCCCTGGATCAAACACGAACTAGAACCTTGGCCAGGGTTTGAAGGTGCCAAACGAGCATGGTGGTATAAGATTCAATTGTTTAATCCGGCCTATCACAGTGGACCCATGTTGTACTTTGATTTGGACACAGTGATTGTCAACAGCATAGATTGGATACCTCAGCTTTCCACCCAGTATTTTTGGGCTATCAAAGAATTCAAGTCCCTGTGGCGTCCCACAATCAACACTGTCAACAGCAGTGTGATGTGGTGGGACACTGCCAAATTTAGCCTGGTGTGGCAGGATTTTGCTCAAAAAAACATGATCAATATTGCTAGACAATACCACGGAGATCAAGACTATATCAGTGCCAAGATTCATCCCAAACGTCGCAGATTTTTTGATTCAAATCAAATTCTAAGTTGGCGTTGGCAAGCACATGATGGAGGCTATAATTTTAAAAAAAGAACCAGTAACAACCCAGGTTTAGGAACCAAAATTGACAAAACTTGTAGTGTGTTGGTTTTTCATGGACACCCTAAACCGCAGCAAGTTTCTGACCCAGTGATCAACACCCATTGGATTTGATTTTTTGATATAAATAATGTTAGGAGAACCGAGATGACTTTAAAACCAACTCAATTTAGATTTCAAGTAGCTGCGACCAACAGTGTTAGCGTTCAAGCTAATATTGTCATGGACGGTGTACCATTGTGGGCAGGTACTTTGGCCCACACTCAATCCAGTGTGGATATTGGCCCGTGGACCAACGACGAAACGCCTTACAGCACTGCAGCCTGTGAAATAAACACCCCAGAGGTTGTGACCAATCCGCAAAAATTAACCAAAATTTTTACAATTTCAGTCACTGGCGGCGACATTGTGTTAGTTGGAATCAATCAAACTAACAATCCTGTGTTTTTGAACAATGTATATGCTGGTGGCAATCCAGATTTTTCTGATATGTGGGATGTGGACACTCAGCCATTGTGGAATGGACAGGCAATTTTGTCAAGGTACACCATTGGCAATAATTTGGGAATAACAGGACCTGGCTCAATATTGATCAAATCTGGCGAGACATGCGAATTTACAGCTGAGCTTTGGCAGTATTGCCCTGTGATTACATAATTTATAATGATTCTAAACAAACCCTACTCATGGTAGGGTTTTTTTTTGGCAGTTGACAAAGATCCTTTGTGCTGCTAACATTATGACTTGAATGTACAAGATTGTGTAAAAAATACAACACCACTGTGTGGCAAAAATACAACAACAAAATGAGTTGACCAAAAAACCCAATTTTGCTACAATAATGACATGTTAAACAAAAAGGAGTTGGCAATGAGCACTATTCGCGTCATCAATGGTAACTACCGCGGCACCCCTGTCATTGACACTGTGTTTGAACTGGTGTCCGGTTTTCAAACCGGTGCCCGTGGCGGATATGTCACTGTCAAGAACAACGGCATCTTCCCTCGTTGTCCCGAAACGATTCGAGTCAGGGTTGAAGATATCTCTGACATTGAATATACCACTGGAGAGAGTGTGAAAAACAACACTGTGAAATTTGAAAAGCCTGTGGCTGCGGTTGAAACTGATGAGCAAGCCATGGATCGTATTCGTGAGCGTTTTGAAATTCTCACTGAAATGACCAAAGCATGTGTCAGCGGCGATATCCGCGCCATGATTGTGTCGGGCCCTCCTGGTGTGGGCAAGAGCTACGGTGTTGAGCAAGAAATTGACAAGGCCACTCTGTTCGACAAAATGGCTGGCAAACGACTGCGAGCTGAAGTTGTCAAAGGCAGTGCCACTCCTATTGGCCTGTATCAGACTCTGTACAAATACAGTGATACCAACTGTGTGGTTGTGTTTGACGACTGCGACAGCATCTTGCTGGATGACGTGGCACTGAACTTGCTGAAGGGTGCTCTGGACTCTGGCAAGAAGCGCAAGATTTCTTGGCTGAGTGAGAGTTCCACTCTGCGTCGCGAAGGCATCCCAGATCAGTTTGAGTTCAAGGGTTCAGTGATTTTCATCACCAACTTGAAGTTCGATACCATGAAGAGTCAGAAGCTGCGCGATCACTTGGATGCTCTCCAAAGCCGCTGCCACTACTTGGATCTGACCTTGGACACCATGCGTGACAAGCTCCTGCGTATCCGTCAGATTGCCAAAGATGGCGTGCTGTTCGCAGACTATGATTTTGAGCCTGCGGTACAAGACGACATCATTGACTTTATGAATGTCAACAAAGATCGTCTGCGTGAAGTCAGTCTGCGCATGGCGCTGAAGATTGCGGATCTGCGCAAACTCAGTGTCTTGAACTGGAAGCGCCTGGCAGAGACTACCTGCATGAAAGCAGCCTAAGGAGCACAGCATGAATTGGATTTTGATTCTGTTTGTTCATGCTGGTCCGCTGAGCAATGCTGACTCAATGGCACTGACATCGGTGCCAGGATTTCGCAATGAAGCTACATGTCAGACAGCTGGGCGAGCCAGTGAAGCATTGACCAAGACCACAACCAAAAACACCCGCTGGGTGTGTGTGAAACAAGACTGACATGAGCAGCGACAAGGCCTTTTTTGGCACTTTACTTGCCTTGATGGCCTTGTTTTTTGGGCATCCATTCATTGCATTTTTGATTTTTTGTATAGCAGTGCTCTAGATTTAGGAGCAACATCATGGCACAAATCACAGCATGGAAAAGCGAAGCAGACGGCAAGATCTTTGAGGACAAATCAAAGTATCAAGCTCACCTGCGCAAGCTGGCACGCTATCGCTTGGCTCAAAAGAAGCTGCGGCTGGATCGTGAGGCCAAGGACGCTGTGTGGACCGAAATGTACAACCGTGAGCAGAGTCTTGAGCAATGGGCGCAGATGGTGATTGACAACCAGCATCTGTTCTGGGCCGAAGCAGCCGCAGGTGATCCACGCGACTGGGACAGTGTTGGAAAGAAAATCGGCCGTGGCAAAACGGCCACTGTCATGCCCTGCCCTGAAATCTTGGAATTCACCAAGTTTGATCTGCGCTGGAGTGACTCGGTCAGCAACACACACTCATGCCCACACAACGGTGTCACAAACTGGGGCGGACGTGACGAAGGAGCACCACAGGGTTACCCTGGCTGGCATGGTAACATTGAGTGGTTGGTTCGCTGGCCCAAAGAGTTTGACTACATCTATCTGGGCAGTGATCTATTCTCACACGGCAGCTTTCGCACCGGTCGTCAACGTGCCCACACTGGCACAGGTGGCGGCGCTGGCGGACACTTGAACAAGAAGTGGAACACTTGGTGCCATCGTGTGCAATACGGTTTCAGCATCTATACTGCGGATTGGCCTGGAATGGCTCGCTACCACGAAAAACAACGAGTGTGGCATACGCTCAGCGATGGTGTTCAGTTTGCATGATAACTAATCTTGATCGCAACTAGCCAACTCCGCGATCATTTTCGCAGGCACAGCAGTGCCTGTTTTTTTGACTATAAATGTTGTGGTATATATATTGTATGTTTTCAATATTGCGATTGGTATTTGGACACAAAGCAGACTTTGAACTGAGTTTTCGTATCAAATCTACACCCATAGCTGAACTTTGGGTAGATCGAATGGCTAAAAGAACATCATGGCCATTGGATCATCCAGACCGATTCTATGGATTCGGCTCAGAGCAGCAAGAGCGTGATCGAGCACAGATACAAATTTTACAATGTATCAACACAATAAATGATCACATAAAGATCATAGACAGACCATTTGAATATTCACAGGAGTGTTTGAATTACCTACATCATGTGTTTGAGCAATATCATGGATTGTTGGATCAACAGAATACCAAATATTGGCACGAAGCGCCGCAATCAGTTCGCAAAGCATTGGCCGAACTGAATCTGTGTGTTCATCGTTGTGAAAGTGTAATGCGAGGCAACAGTCCTAGATTGGTCTGTACATGGTTTGGTATGCCCAAAACTCATACATTGGATCGCCAACTTCAATCTACGTATGGTACCAATCAAAT